AAAAAGTATCAGGCTGAAATGGAAAAGCTGGAGGCCGAGCAGAAAAAGCGGCGAGATGAACTGCTGGACAAGGGCGACGAGATCCTTGCCCGGCTGGGAGAGGAGTAAACCATGGATGACCTGAAAGAATACGCTGACCGCCTCAAGTTTGAAATCATGGCGGCTGACTTTCTGACCACCGAAGACCGAGAAATGGTCTTTGACCTCATCGAGAAAGTGCTGGGTGATGACAATGCCTGATCAGATCTTCATCAACATTGCGCTGCTGGCCGTGGGCGTGGCTATCGGTGCCCTGCTGGGCGAAACCAGCCGGCAGCAGCATGACCGCCAGCTGTTCCGGGAGTACATCAGCTTTATGACTGAATCGGAACACAACAACGAGCTGCTGTTCCGGGAAGTGATTCGGTTTCAGACCGAGAAAGGAGCCAACCATGAGAAAGAGTAATCGCCCGCCGGAGCCCGGCGCACGGGGGCTTCTGCGCCTGACCTGCCCCTGCTGCGGCAAGGAGTTCGGTACATACCTCCACGTTGCGCAAATGTCCATCGGCTGCCGCTGCGGGGCTACGATTTCACTGGAACGTGGCCTTGCGCCGTATGAGTTCCAATGCAGCTGTTGCGAGTTCCACGCCAAGGGCAAGACCAACATTGCGGAACAGGAATTTACAGTGCCGTGCAAGTGCGGCAACCCGGTCACGATGAAGTGGGACCGCAACAAGCGTATGTACCATGAATGAGGGCGGAAGCAATGACACTTGTGGGTGCCGTTGCTGGAGCCGCCGGAGGAAGAAAAGCAATGAAAGAAAAAACCATCACAGTTTCGCATGAAGTGTCACCGGAATATGGAAAATGCAGTTTCGGTGGGGACTTTTGGGGAGAAGAAGTGTGCAAGTACCATGCAATTCGTACCCAGACACACGGAAATAAGGCACCGCCGGAATATAGAAAACCTAAGTGCCTGTTATTCAACTGCTGGCTTGATGAACCGTACAAAAAGTGCGAGATGTGCCGCAAGGCGTGCGCGGAGGTGGACAGGAAGTGAAAGAAGCTCGATGCCCTTTGTGCGGCGGGGAAATTATAGTTTCCGAGTATTATCAGACATCACGAGATTACAAAGTTCTGATGAACGGGAAACTGTCCAAACGGTACATCGTCACCGATGCCGGTCCCATAAATTCGATGACAGCATCATGCGGCAGTTTTTGCGGCGCATACTGGGAGCATGAGGAGTTTGACATTTCCGAGGACGGAATGTTTTACGATAAAAAATATTTGGAAGAAGAGGTGAGCACATGAAAGCAGTCCTTATCAGCATCAAGCCCAAGTGGTGTGACCTGATCCGGCGGGGGCGCAAGACGGTTGAGGTCCGCAAGACCTGCCCGAAGCTGGAAGTGCCGTTCAAGGTTTATATCTATGAGACCATGGATGGCGGTCGTGGGAGCGGCCTTGTTTTCGGTGAGTTCGTCTGCATCGGATTTGATGTGTTCAGGCCGATCGGCAAGGGCATCAGCATCAAGCGCTTCCCTGCATTGTATGAAAGCTGCCTGACCCTTGATGAAATCGTAAAGTATGCGCAGGGTGAGCCGGTATACGGCTGGCAGATCTCTCAGCTGAAGCTCTACGAGGAGCCGCTCAAGCTGGAGGACTTTTCCCGCCACGGTTTCTGTGGCATGAACGGGACTGGTGTTTGCGGCAATGCAGACTGCGAGAACTATCAACCGTCTGGCAACTATATGGAGCCGCCCACCTGTGCAGTCAATGGCTGCACCCTGTATGAAGCGCCGCAGAGCTGGTGCTATGTGGAGGAAAGGAGGGATTCGGAATGAAGTGGATTCAGATTACCGATGTCATAAAGTGGATTGCTGTGTGCGTTGCAATCTCCATTTCTGTTTATGTGACAAGGGATGGAAGATACCTCTGGTTTCTTCTCATCCCTGCATTCCTGATTTAAGTGGGGTGATGGCAATATGAGAGATTGTTCTATATGCAAGGCGAGGGCGTACTGCTGGGAAGCAGTTGAACCCGGCTCCATCATGTGCGGCATCAACCTGATGCAGCATGGTGGGACGAAAAGTGAACCCGAAACGCCGCGGTCGATAAGCGTGAAGCTGAGTCCGACCTTTTGCGCATACTGCGGTAAGCCGCTGAAAATTGTTGGGACAGAGCGCTTCTGCAACAACGTCCAGTGCTTCAACCGCTTTCAGAATGTATAAAGGGGGATGCCTGATGTCAAATTTTCAAAAAGATGTCCAGCTCCTCACTGATTTGCAGGAGCTGATCTCCGATGCAGAGCGCACAGCCAATATGCCGGGGTATGCGGGGGCGGTGTTCAATGCAATCTCCCCGGCGCTGAAAGCGGCCATGCCGGCAGCACAGAAGAAAGCCCGGCGGCAAATCGATGTGCTGACCCGCGCCAAAGAACGGCTGATGGAGCTGATGGAGGAACCGCAGAAATGACCAACGGTGACTTTATCCGCTCCATGTCGGATGCAGACATCCGGGAAAACTTCACCCAGTTGCTCTGTGAATTCGTCCAGCGGAAGCAGACGAGCCGTTGCCGGAGCAGAGAACATTGCTTCCACTGCATCAAGGACTGGCTGAAAGAAGAAAGCGTGGAGCTTAGGAGGGCCGATGATGACACTGAATGAGATTCGCAAGCTCCGGGGGATGACCCTCAGCGAGTTTAGCCGGAAGTCAGGGCTGTCCCCGCATACTGCACGGAACCTGATGGGCTACAGGGAACTCTACGGAAATCCTCGGATGGACACGATGGTGGATGCGGCGCGGGCGCTGAATGCGGTCGTGACGATCACCCCCAAGGGCGTGACGATTCGCGCCAGAAAGGAAAGCGCATGACTCCTATTCCATTCCGTGAGCAGAACATCACCTATAACCCGCCGGAGGGCATGGAAGACAAGTGCGAAGCGCTTCCAGCTTTCCGGGGAGAGGGACAGGTGATCTCCTGCTGGCATCTTACATTATGGGAGCGCATCAAGCTCCTGCTGACCGGGCGGCTGTGGTTCTCGGTGATCGGCAATGGACAGCCGCCTATCTGGCTGGGCGTGGATTGCCCGTTCATCCGTAAATAATCCGACTGCAAGACCTGTATTTTTGCCGTAAAATGTGCTAAAATAATTAGGTAGCACCTCTACAAATTGGAGGCCGCGCACATATTACTGGAGGTCAGGTATGACGGTGCAAGAGCTGTCCAGATACTTAACGCTTCGCAAGCAGATTGATGAGGACAAAGAAATCTACGAGAACATGTGCCAGAAGATGGGGCCAGCATCCCCGTCACTGTCAGGAATGCCCCATACTCCCGGTGTTCGTGACAAGGTTGGTGATCTGGCCGCAGACCTGGCAGATTTGGATGCCGGCATCAAAGAGCTTGAAGCCGAAGCCGAGAGGGTGCTTCCAGAAATAGAAGAATTCTGCGTGTCGATTTCAGACCCGCGGATGCGCCTGATTTTCAGGCTCCGTTTCGTGCGGTGCCGCTCATGGGCAGAGATCGCAGGGACACTCGGACGGTACTATACCGAAGCCGGAGTGTGCAAGATGGCATATAATTACCTCAAAAAGATAGCCTGAACCAAATTCAAAAGGCCGCTGCTTCAGTGTGAAAATGCTGATTCAGCGGCTTTTTCTTTTGCTTGCCTGCCACGGGTGGAAAGCGTAGTTTGTCAGATGACTTCCAATGGCTTCTGATGGGTTCCAATGACTTCCAATCGGTACGAATGCTTTCCAATGCTTTCTGATGACGCAAGGCGCAAGGCATGATATTATTATGCTACAAAATCCTAAACAAAGCCGGGCGGTGCAGATCATCTGATGTGCGCCGCCATTTTTATGGGAAGGAGGATTTTTCGCCCCGCGTTGATTCTTTGCGCGGGAAATCGTGCTTCCAGTCATCCCCGGTTCGCCGCTGGGGCTGTCTGAAAGCAGGTCATTATAAGGAGCAATTCATGGAAATCAGAAAAGTACCTATCAGCCTGCTCAATGCAGCACCCTACAATCCGAGAAAGGATTTGCAGCCCGGCGACCTGGAATATCAGAAGATTGCCCGGTCAATCGAAAAGTACGGCTGTGTTGAGCCTATCATCTGGAATGAGAAGACTGGCAACGTGATTGGTGGTCACCAG